GAGTCGAGAACAAGGTCACGCCGTCACCGTAGGTGGGGCCGGTGAAACCGGTGTTCAGGATTGCAGCAGCTTTAACCTGCTTGGTGTAAGCCATACCACGGGCCAGAGCCTTGGTGTAGCGGCTGGACAACGAGTCATACAAGTTGTCTTCCACAGCTTCTTCGGTGATGGAGAAGCCCAAAGCGATGGTTTCGTGAGTGTAGCGAGCTGTGAATGCTTCCTGAGCGTTGTCATAAGCGATGGCTGCGCCTTCGTTCTTGACAGGGGCTGCGGAGAAGCCGGACAACTTAACTTCCTCTTCAAAGCTACGCTCTGAAGTCTCGGTCTCGTAGATTTCCTTGTGCTGCTCGCCGTACTTAGCGTACTCCAAACCGAACAAAGCGTTCAAGCCGGGGAGCAATTCCTTGAGCAGTTGTGCGCGTGAAATAGCCATGATTTACTCCTTAGACACCAGTGGTGTTGTTGTACTGGTGAGTGTTGATCTTCACCAACAGTTCACGGAATGCGTCAGCACCAGTTGCGGTTTCAGGAACCACGTCGATTACACGCACGGGGATGGTGGCAGTCGTGCCAGCGCCAGTCAAAGTGACAGCGAAAGCAGAGTTACCAGTGGCAGTGTTGCCGGGGTTCAGAACCAATGGAAGGTTCGAGCCAACAACAGTACGACCAGCGGTGCCCATAGTTGTGCCAGAGGTCACAACAGCGACTTTGAACAAAGCCATTGGGTCATCAACAACGTAAGCCAGAGCAGGGTTGGTAGATGTGGACGCCAGAGCGGGAATGAACTGACCTTGAACGGTTTGGCCGCTCGAGTTCACGTACTGTCCGCCAACGCACACACCAACGATGCCGCCGGAGTCGGTTGTAGAAGATTTAACCAGAACACCGTCGCTATTGATCAGCACGGTATCGCCATCAAAAATGGCAGTACCGAAGCCAGTAGCTACGGGAATCTGACGGATTGCACCAGCGTATGGCATGCCATCAATGCGATTGATGGGCTGGAGGCCATAGGGTGCCGTAACAGCAGGATAAGTCATTTTTAGACTCCAAAAAAGTTAAATGCCTTTGCCGAAAGTGACCTTCGTGCTTCGCTCTTTGTAAAGCGGCATACGCGGATCATTTTCACGCATGAAAGTGTTGTCCACTGACTCCATCTGCGACTCAGCCTGTTGGTTGTAGTACGCATTACGTTGATCAACGAACTCCACAGGTGTTTTGCAAAGCAGCAGGCCACCAACTTCGATGCTGTCTGGAAAGCGGTTTTGAGCGCTGCCAAACAAACGCACCTCGGGGTGATCAGATGCCTTAACGGGCTCCCAGCCCTCAGACAACTTCGAGGAATAATTCGTGGCGTCGTCTTTTCCTTGCACTGCAATACGAATCCAGCGAAACGCATAACCGGGTTCAGGCTTCGGATCAGGCAGAAGCTGTGGTGGCATCCATTTCGTGGGACGCTTGGTCAATTCGCGGGTATCCAAATCGCGGTCAAGGCGAGATTTTGCTTCACTCATTTTCATTTCCTCATTTCTTCAGCAACCTTACGAGCATAGAGTTCCAAAGGAACGCCAAGCCGCTTAGCGAGATTCACCTGTGTCTGCGTCAGCACGATCTTTTTGGGCGCTGTGCTACGGGTTGCAGGTGCAACGTTTGATTTTGTAGGGCGTGGAGTTGGAGCATCCACGGTCTTCTCAGATTCAAACGATTCTGGGAAGACTTGACGAAGACGACCGTTAAGCCGCTCGTAGTACTCATCTGATTTGGGGTCAATGCCAGAGTTAATCAGCTTTGTGTGCAGCCCAAGGGCGAAGCTGGTCATCTCTTCATCTTTTCCAAACCACTGATTCTTTTGCTGCCACTCTTGCGCCTTGTAGTCGGGTGCAGGAGGTGCGACAAATTCGTTTTTCTCTTCCTGTTGCGTTTGTACATCAATTTTTTCGGGCTGTAAAGCGGGAGATTTGATGCTATTTACGCGCTCAGCACGCAAGGCGGCTGTGGTCAGGTTGGATTGAGCCTCAATCATGGCGTCAGAATCGCCAGATTCATAGGCCTCTTTGTACTTTTCCTTGGCTTTCTCGAGCTCGTTTGCGGCAAGGCGCTTGTAGCTCTCAAGAACAGCAGCTTGGTTCTGTCCCAAAGAGCCCTTGAGCTTCTTGTTTTCCTCGACAATCGATTGAGCCAGTCGCAAAGCCTCTTCGCGCTCGCGCAGTGCAGCCTCTTTGGCCCGGCGCTCCTCGTGGTAGCCCTTCGTGAAGTGCTTGATGCGCTGCTGAACGCTGGAATCGTACTTTGCCAATTCGTCATCGGCAAATTCCTTGGGCGGCTCCACCATCGGAGTGCGATTGCGGTCTTCTGGAGGGGTGTCATCGACGATTTCGATGTTGTCTTTGCCCTCTGCTTCCGCGTTTACCGTTTCTTCGGCTTCCACTTTTTCATCTGGAAACTCGAACTCGATTTTTTCCATTTCTGCCATGATTTCTCCTTATACGCGTTGGATGCCGCGTGGGTCTTCGACCACGGCTTCGACAGAATCGTCGTTGATGATCCGCCACTCGGTGCCGTGAATCTTCATGCGCGTGCCGCTGTTGGGCCGCACGATCACAAAGTCACCGACTTCGCAGCTTGGTCCGCTTGGAAAGCGCTTTTCATCCTTGAACGCATCAGGCCCCATCTTCGCCACGAACAATACGGGTGACAGCAGCTCTTCATACTGCATAGTCTGGTTGGCTTTTAGCAAGCCGCCCTCGTATTCCTCTTTGGCTTCCGGAAGCATGCACAGAAGGTGATAGGTTTTCGGGGTTGGAATCTGTTTGGCCTTGTCCTCAACTGGTTTGTTGAGTAGGCCGGACAGGTCAACCGCCTGAACATTAAAGTCATTCATCGTCATCGTCTTTCAGTTTACGCAGAAGGTCGTTTATTTCGCGCTGTGCGGTCAACAGACCTCGGATAACGCCGCACAGGTTTTGGTATTCGGCATAGTCTTTCGCTACGCCGTCCGCCAAATTCTCGATGATGAGTTTCTTTTCGTTCTCGATTTTTTTGAGCGCTAACTCAAGGGTTTGATCGTTCATTTTTCACCCTCTTTGGCTGATGCTTTGGCCGCTTCTTGCACCATTTTGATCTGCATATTCATGGCTGCTTCTCGCTGTTTTTGCGCCATCTTCTGATCAAACTCTTGCTGGCGCTGGGCCATCTCTTGCTCGTGCGTTTGGCGCTCCATAGCCATCTCTTGCTGCATTTTTGCTGCTGCAATTTGTGGGTTTTCGCCCTGACGGCTTGCACTTTCTTGAGCCTTGATTTGAAGTTCTGCTTGACGGATAGCCAAGTCGCCCTGAACTTTTTGAGATTTGGTCTGAGCGTCCTGCATCTTGATCTGCAGCTCTTGCTGTTGCATCTGAATGATGGGGTCTTGAGCCTGCTGCATAGCTTGCGCTTGCTGTGCTTGCTGCACGTTTTGCTGCATGAGCTGCGTAGACGCCTGCGCCACCAGACGTGACAACTGCACCTCGATGTCCTCTGGCAACTTCTCGTCTGGAGGTGGAAGCGGAACACCCATCTTCTCTTCGATTCTCTTGCGATACAAGAACGCCAAGTGCTCTGCGATGTGAGCTTGTGCTGCTGCGTTCATCTGCTGGGCCATTGGGTTCTGGCCCATCTGCTGAGCAATCATCGGGTCTTGCAAGAACGACGTGTGTGCAGCGATGTGTGCGTCGTGATCTTGGTAGATGAAGGCCTTGACTGGCTTGCCGCGCAGCAAAGACATGTTCTCGCTGATCGGATCGCGTGGCTTCTCGTCTTCTTCAACAGGCACGAGCTTCTCAGCGTTCTTGATGCCCAGCACTTCAATCATCTGACGGTGCAACTGAGGCAAATCATAAATCTGCGGTGCTTGTGCAGCCAACTGAATGACAGCTTGGTACTGCATGATCCGCTGGGCCATCGTCGAGCTGTTTGGATCGCTGACTGGAATGACCTCAACCAGATCGTAGTCGGCCTGCTTGGCACGCTTGTCGCCATACTGAGGATCGTACTCATACTCTGTTGGAGCGTAGTCGCGGATGATGGATTTGAGGAGCTTGAACTCCTGCTTCATCGAGTAGTGCACACGAGCTTGCACAGCGCTCATTGTCTTGAGTTGGCGCTCAAGCAAAGCCAGTGTCGTGCCCACTGGAGAGTTTGCGCTCATGTCGCTGATCTTCATGTCAGCAATCGAGCCAAGGCGACGTCCCTCTTCTGTGATCTTGTCCAGCAAGCCAGCAAGAACTTGTGAAGGTTCTTTATATGGCAGCGCCATGATGTTGTCGCGCACTGAGCCGCTTGGTACATCGACGTCGCGGAACTCGCCGGGTGCGATTGGTGTGTCGTCACCCTTGATGCGAAGGCCGCGTGTCTTCAAGCCTCCGGGCAAGTTGGACAACGTACCAGCATCTACCAACTGGCGGATCAACGATGTACCAGCACGAGCATAGCCACCGATCAAGTGGATGTAGCCAAAGCCATAAGCACCAAAGCCCGGCACGTAGTCGTACTGAACAAAGTGATCGCGCTTGAGCTTGAGAGGATCGTCCTCTTTGTAGTTGCGGTAGATCGACAAAATTTTGTTTGTGCCCTTGTCAATCGTGATGATGTAAGGAAGGGCAATGCCGTCTTTGTCTTCAAAGCCCGGCATGTCGTAGTCGATCTGAATTTCGCAGAACTGATAACGGTCATCGTCCGTAACAGAGTAGCCTTGCTCGTCGGCTTTTTTCTTCTCGACGTCCGTGTGAGTCTGCATGGGCTCGCCCAATTCAACGTCACGATAAAAGCCTGCAACCTGCAGCTTCTTCACGTCGTTCTCTGTTTTGCGCATGATGTGTGTTACGCGCTCAGCGGTGCGTGCACCAGACGAGCCGTAAGGGATGATCACATCTTCAGCAGGAATAAACACCGCTGTCTGACGTCCCAAACTTGGATCGTAGTAAACCTTCTTGAACGCCGATCCAATCAGGCCCAAGTTGAACAGCATGCGCTCATGCTCTGGCCGATACTCTGGCATTTCCTCGGTCAAGCGGTAGTTCATGTCATCCTTGACTCGACTGGCCGCTTCTTCTTTGAGCTGGTCAATCGCGCCGATGATCTGCGTCTTCACTGGACCCTGAGCAGGGAACGTTTCGATGATGGTCTCAGACTGAAAGCGAACAGCAGCTTCAGTCAACAGTGTAGAGAACACACCGCAAGCGTTAAGCCACGGCTCCGTGCGCTCTTCGTACTTCATGCCAAGGACTTCGAGGCCCTTGACG